CCGGGCTTGCGGGCGTGTCGGCGCTCGTGATTCCTGAAATATTGATAAAGACGTTATTCAAAATGTCGTAGCAAAACGGCTCATCGTGGCCGGGGTTGCGTCCCGTGGCCACCATGCCAAACACGAAATTGCCTACGACCTTGATTGCTGAAATAAAACCGATCGGCAGTACGCTAGAACCATGTGCAAAGCCCGAACTGAAGCCCGAACTGAAACCGCCTGCCGTGGAAAAATTTATAAGTTCAATAGCCGCTGGTCGGCATTGCCAGAGACTCTTGGTCGTAGGATCAGGAATTAGGTTCTGCAGCGACGTCATTGCGCCTTTGAAGCTTTCCGACGCATCGAGCGTATCGGAAACCCCGCGAGCGCGCCAAGCAATAGGCTGCGAGTTTCGCTGCATCACTGATTCTCGTAGACGCCGGAAACCACGACGTGATCGTTGTTCGCAAAATTGGTATTTGCGTTTCGACGGCAAGTCACCGTCGCCGAAGCAGCCACAAATATGCAGTCTACCGTAACATCTGAATTTGCGATCTCTTGCCCGACCAATGCGCCGGAAGAATTGGCCGTGTTAGGGGCCGTGAAGGTAATGGGATTTGTGCAGGTGCCGATAGCCGAAACAGTGAAATCCAATTGCGCCCAGGTCGTTTTTCCAAGCGTATTGGAACGCGCGGAGTTGACAGTGAACGTAGCGGTCCCGCATGAAAGCGAAGGCGTAAATGCCGTCCATGCGCCCGCAGTCGCAATCGACATTTGCCCGGTGGTGCCATCGATTGCTAGCGGCGCCGCGGCAGTAGACACTAAAGTTCCAGAAGCGTTCGGCAAAGTGAGAAGTGCATTGGCTGCGTTATCGTGAACGGTTATGGACGCGGAATTGGATGTTTTACCGAACATCTGAATGACAGGATCGGTCGCCGTCCCATTGGAGCCAAGCTTGACATTTCCGATGCCGTCAACGGTAAAATTGGTACTGCTGAAAAGCGTGGAAAAGGTGCCCACGGCCTCATAGGCATAATCGACGGGCTGAGAACCGTTTGAATTGACGTACACTCCAACGGTATTGCCACCGACGATATTCTTGTTGATATTAAGATCGGCACCGATGTATCCGGCCGTCGCCACCGTATCTATCGTCGAAGTAATCGCAATTCCTTGGGCTTGCGTTCCTCCATGCAACTGAATCGTAGCGCCAAAACAATGATTGCCGCCTGCGGCCGAAGTGTCACTGTTTGCCTGATTGGTGCTCTGGTTACACTCATATCCGTCGAGTGAGCCAAGAGTACCGCTAGGAACCGGCGTCACACTCCCCCAAAATACATTGAATGGAGTTAAAAAATTAGTGTTGGCAGATGTGCCAACCGTAGGCGTAACGTAAATTCCTGTCGGCTGACTTGTGCCGAGTGCGGGAGTAAACACATTGAAAGTGCCGCCTGTGCTGAAATTGGCATAAGACGCGATTATGTCCAGCAATGTCTGCCTGGCATCGAACGGCGTAATAGAACCTGTCGTGTTGTCAGGCCACAGCGTGTTGGTTTCGGTGTTCAAAGCCGTGGGAGTTTTAGCCGAGCCAGTCTGTGCCAACGCGGGCGTCGCCAAAAAGCACAATAACGCAATCAGAAAACGCATTTCACCAGCCTATCTGTTTCGTATTCTTGAGCCGGTCGAACGAGCGGCCGAACCTACGACGATCGAGTTCCACCACCTGCGCGCGATCTCCCTTGTTGTCCTTCATCTGGAGATATTTCCGTAGAATCGTGCCGGCTCCCAGCGGAGCGGTCTCGTCATTGTCACCAAGAAAAGATGCCGCGCGCTCGTCATCCGCATCCCGCATAAGCTCGCCAGCCACGCGCGTAATCAAATACTGTTGGTTTGGAAACCACGGAATCGCCGTGCTGGTCGAGGCGTTCGCAATATCAGGCATTTGCGAATAGTATTTGACAACCACCCCATAGGCACCGCTTGGCGGCATCCAGAAGTAGGCGCGCGGCGGCGTGTCGGCCATCGAGACATAGAAGAAGATCGGGAAGTTCGACACGCCCGACTGCTGCACCAGCATGTCGAACTCGCTCAGGTCGAGCGGGATCATGGGGTACGGCACGCCGCTGATGAAGTACCAGCACTCGTTGCGTATCGCGCGCAGGAAGTCGGCGGGGAAATCCTGATATGCCTGGCCCAGCGAGTTGATTTGCGACGTGTTGAAATTAAACTGATAGGTCTTGCGTGTCAGTTGGAAGTCGTAATCCTGGCAAAGCTCCTGCAGGACGACGTTAAGTGAATCCCCGGCTTGCTGGAGAAAACCGGGGACGCGGGCGATCTGGGCAGCTCTGGTGCATATTTGCGCCGCCGTCAGAGGCATTCCTTCTCCATCTTCTCGATAGCATCGCGAAGCTGCTTGATGCGTTCGACGCTGCTCTGCACGTTCTGCTCCAGACCGGCGAGCACGTTTTTCTGCCCGCCCTTGGGCTCGTAGTCACCCTTGTAGCCCTTGGCCTCGAACTCGGTCTGGAACTTGATAGCCTGCGCATGCGCCTGCTGGCGATGCTGATAGAGATTCTGCTCCTCATTCTTAAGAAGCATCCTGGTCTGTTCCAAGTCGTGCTTTTTCTTCTGCCGATCAGCCGCTTCCGCCAGCTTGTCGAGCAAACCATTGAGAGCACGCGGCGTACAATCTGTCGGCAATCCGGTCGTAAGCGTCAGACTGCGCGTGCCGCCGATCGTAACGGCAAGCTGCACGCTGATCGCCGGCACGTCGAGCGTGACATCGGCCTCCTGGGTCTTGTCCAACATCACGCCGTCACCCGCGTTACCGTGGATCGCTTGTTGAGCGCCGAGGCTGGCATGCCTTCCTGCCCTTGTGAGATATGCGGCAAGACCGGCCGGCGATACGTGTCCTGCCGGCGACGCCGCCCATGAATCTCGTTCTCGTGCTCCCACCCGCGTGCCATCACGTCTTCCAACGTGCGCGCGACCGAGTAGCGAACCGAGTAGGTTTGCCCGTGCGTATAGATCGTGCCGTCCAGGACAATGCAGGCGGCGTTCAGACGCTCGCTCGCCACGAACGGCGCGAGGTCGATCTGCACATCCTCGTACTGCTCCTGGATGTCGTACCGGCGTTCCTCCTCGTCGATCGCCGCGGCGAGAACCTTCTCCTCGACGATCTTCCGTCGCTTATCCTGGACGTGCTTGCGCGCTTTTTCCTTGATCGTCTCGAGCGCCTGCTCGTCAAGAAGCTCGGCATCCTCGGCGCGCTGGTCGATCTCCGCAAGCGCCGCGGCAAGCGTTTTCTTCTTCGGCATAAGAACCTCTTATGAGTGCGTGTAAGGACCGGAAGCAGCGGCGTCGCCCGAGATGACGATCGGCCACCCGGTCGTCGAATCGAAACAGACGAAATCGCCGGGCACGAGCTGCAGATGCCCCCGGTTAGGAATGAACAGCATGCCCTGCTTGACATACGCCTGATTGACGCGCGGCCGGTTGGTGCCCAGCCCCGTCACCAAGCCAGTCGTCGCCGGGGTGTTCCAGGCGTTGTAACCGGGCGGATCGGCCCGAATGCCCAGATTGAGCGTCGCCAGATCGGCCGCAATCGTGTCGTTGAAACCAACCACGAACGCACTGAGCGAAGTCGTCGCATTGGTGCCTAAAGTTCTCAAGCCCACAGAATTACTCCTTGCGAAGTGCTGTAGCGTTTGCTATTTTGCCGTCGGGCCAACGCGAGAATACCATGTTGAGAACATGCACCAACTGCCAAAAAAGTAAACCGGATAGCGCTTTTGGCAAAGGCTTCAAATCCAAAAATGGCGTTCGCAGCCAATGCAAAGACTGCATAAACGCACAGCAACGCGCGCGATACACTACTGAAAAAGCAAAAATGTACAAAGCGACTCAGTGTGCTCGCGACCCGCTTTGCAGACGAAAATGGAATCTGAAAGCCATATACGACATAACTGTAGAGCAGTACGAAGCACAGCTCGCATACCAAAACGGCCGCTGCGCCATATGCAAAAGCGCAGATGCAAAAGTCAGAAATGCTATAAAGACCAATAATTTTTTTCACGTAGACCATTGCCACGAAACTGGAAAGCTTCGCGGCCTCCTTTGTTCAAGTTGCAACCTAGGCATTGGAAACCTCAAACACAGCGAAGAACTGTTGCTTGCGGCTATTCACTACCTGAAAGCTTAAGGCTGTCCCGTCGAGAAGTTCCCAAGGCGTCCGAACGTCGGCTGTGCGTTCATCTGCGCCGAGATGTCGGCCGCCATGGCGTTGGTCAACGTCGTGATGTCAGCCGCCGCGATCGCGCCGCCCGTGCCGGTGCCGACGATGTTCTGGCCTCCGGTCGTGTTCTGCAGCGCGAGCACCTGCGCGTTGCCGCTGCCTTGCAGGCCGGGCTGCTGCGGCGATCCGATCTGACCCATGCCCGGCCCGACCCAATCCACGAACACCTGATAGCGAAGCCGGTAGGCCATTGCGATCTCCTTGTTACGCGCCGTGCCCCAAAGGCCACCGCGCCATGTTGAAAAGCGCGGGATTGGCATTGAGTTGCGCCGTCAGATCGGCCGACATACCGGCCACAAGTGCCGTAATATCGGCCGCATTGATCCCGCCATTCGCCCCTTGCCCGATCGCAATGAGCGGCGCGGAAGCCGCAAAGCCCTTGCTCGCCCCATTGCCGGTGGCGCGCGGGTTGCCCGGATCGGGAATCGGCCCCTGTCCGGGACCGACCCAGCTCACCGTTGCAGTCCATGTCAGCCTGTACGCCATTTACGCAATCTCCCGTTGACAAACAGAACCAAAAGTATTTTGATCCCGTTGCAACTTTCTATTAGGAGGCTCCATGCCAAAGGGGGTCAAAGCTGATCTGTCTGCGACAGGACGTATTTGCACCTTGTGTAAAACGTACAAACCTTTTGCAGAATTCTATGTAGACCGTCGTAACCCGCATGGCTTTACCGCGCAATGTCAAATGTGTATGCGCGCGCGTGATAAAGTTAGACGCGGCACTCCAGAAGGTAAACTCGCATCGCAGACGCGATGGAAAACATGGCGCGAAAATAACCCCGAAAAATTTCGTAACCAATGGATGCGAAAATACGGGATAACAGGCGCCCAGTACGATGATATGTACACACGTCAAAATGGAAAGTGTCTTATTTGCGAAACTGTTACGCCGCGAAAAACTGGCCCGCGTGGCCGCAATCTTCACATTGATCATTGTCACAAGCACGGAAAAATCCGAGGCCTTATTTGCGGACATTGCAATTCGGGCCTCGGGCAATTCAGAGAAGACGCGAAACTTTTGCTTAAAGCTGCGCATTATCTTACCCAAATGTGCTGTTAAACGCGCTCGTGCTCTCGATCCGCAGCATGAACTGCTGGTTCTCGAAAATGGTGCCGTACATCGTTTTCCAGCCCACCACGCGAAGCTGATTCAGCGGATCGGACTTGTCGGCCTCCTTGAGATAGGTGAACTTCACATCGTCCAGCATGATCTGCCCGTAAGCGCCACGCCCGAAGATGAAGTTCGGATAGACCGTGATGCCGTTGGCCGGAGACGCAGGCGGCACCTGCGCGGCGCCCAGTCCCGTGATCGTCACGGTCTGACCGCCCGGAAGCTGCGTTGCCTGCCCCTGCAGCGGGCCGCTCGTCGGACCGCTGACGCAAAGCCCGAGATTCACCGGCGCATTGCTGGTCCCGACATAGACGCTCCAGGTGTAACCCGCCGTCGAGGGCAGCGCGACCGTCAGCGAACCGTTCGGGCCCACGACCGCGGTCGAGTTCGAGACGAGATAAATCTGCGACTCGTACTGGTTCTGCGTGTCGGAGCCAGTCACGACCACAAAGTAATTGCCGGTCGCCAGCGAGCCTGTGTTCGCGACACCGGGGTTGATCTGTGTGTTGCCGGTGAACGACGGCACAAGGTTGGACATACAGAACCGGATACCAGACCACTCGCCCAATTCGTAATTGTACAGGCGGTTGATGTCCGACTGCGACCAAGCGTACTGGATCGGCTGGTTCTCGCGCAAGTCGCCCGCCACGAACGGGTGAATGACGCTGACGTAATGCGGCATGTTGCGCGGATTGCTCGACGCCTTGGCACCCCCGGCGTCAGCCTCAAGCTTGGTGTCGGTCATCTCGTCGCCATCGTAGCGAGGAGCGCCGAGCGTCAGCAGCATGGCATAAGCGCGGTTCAGCTCGTGGATGTTCATCACGTCGCCCGCGACGAGCGACGAGCGCGCACCGCGCGAGTTGACGTAATTGATCTGGGCACCGCCCATCAGGTTGTTGAAAGTGTTGCGTTCCAGCGTTTCCGCCACCTGCAGCCCAAGAAGCTCGATCGCCTTCTTGAACAGGGGATGCTTGATCGTCATCTCCGCAACGTCGGTGATGGTGATCTTGTCGCCCCACTGGAGCGCCGTCGCGGTCACCTGCCCGATAGTCATGATCTCGCCGACCGGAGGAACGCCCTCGGACAGTGGCGCATAGGGCAGCGGGACGCGGTTATAGCGCGTCGCCGTGTAGGTCAGGCCGCGACCTTTGGGAAGCGTGAGCGGATCGCCGAACTGGTAGACAACAAGCTGGCGACGAGCGAGCGGCAGAGTCTCGCCGGCAATATGGGCTTCGATGTCGGCCTGAAAGCCGGAAGACTGATTGACCGCCATTTATCTCTCCTGAACGGTTAAATTAACTGGTTCTCCAGCCGCCGTTCGAGAGAAGAGTTACGGTTCCGGTTCGCCGCCGTGTCGCTGCCTGAGTTGGAGGGCTTGGTCCGCTGAGCGTTGACGCGCGCACGCGCCTGTTGCCGCTGCTGGCCCACTGTCTTGCTTCGCCCTTCGACGGCGTTCTTACCAATCAGATAGAACATGAGCTTTTCGCGATCCACGTTCTGCCCATTGTGGCGCAACGTCGTCAATTCCGCTTCAACCCTCGGCTTCCACTTGGCAAACAACGGATCAACCGTCGCCTTCGCCTCGAAAGCAGCCCTGTCATTGCCGTCCGCGATCGAGAACTGGAGATTGCGCAGTTCGCCAGCATGTCGCTGCTCGCTCTCCCGCAACGTCTCGGTAATTCTCTCCTCGGGCGTCAACAACGCCAAACGCTGCGCGCGTTGCTCGGGACTTTCTCCCGCGGGCTGTCGAGGTTGCCCCGCCAGCAAGCCATCCAATCGCCGTTCGAGTTCCGCGCGTCGCTGGCGTTCCTCCTTGATGGAGGTCGTCAGTGTCTCGATACGCTGGTCTCGTCGGGATGGAGGACGCTGCTCGCCGGACTGCTGATCCCCTTCCGATTGAGCTGCAAGAGGTTCGTCTTCCTCTTCCTGCTCCTCGGTTTCGGTCTCCTGCTCCTCTTCCTGGTCAGTTTCCTGTTCAGGCGGATCGAGCGGAAGATCGTCTTCGGGATCGGCATCGACAGCCATGCAAACGCTCCATTGAGTGACTTACGGCCACCAGTCGAGGGTAGCCCCTAACGGGGGCCAGTCGGAAATTCCGTGCAGTATTGCCGCTGCGCAACTTTATGTCAACGGCCTTGCAGAATAAAGCCGAAGGTGTGCCAACCCAGGAGAAACAGCAGGAACCACAGGAACAGCCCCGTGACCCAAGGCCCGCGCGCTCCCAGCCAGCCAAAGTATCCAGTGCCGACATGCGAGATCAACCAAAGGATCATAAGCATCCAAAACAGCAATCCGATCGGCATAGCTATTTTACCTCTGTCTTCCCATGGAGAACGCCCTTTGCGTACTCGGCTTCGCCTATGGACTTAATCAATGCGTCTTTGATGCTGTTGGTATTTGTCTCCAACGTCTCGATCCGCTGTGCTCGCCCGCGCGCCGCTACCGCATTGTAGAGAGACACGCAGGCGATAATAAACAACCCGGCTCCGTTGAGAAGCGCAGCCAGTTCACTCATCGTCAGTGTCCCCAAATACGCTCTATGACGGCTCCGAGCGCGGTCAAAATGGTGCCGGCCAAAACCCAGAAAACCCGCCCTATAAATTGCACGCCAATCGCACGCTGCCGCATTTGCTCCAGCTCCATCACCACAGGCTCAAGTCTTTTAACCGTATCGGCAAAACCCGACAGCGTGTTCAAACGCGCGTGAATGGCTTTTCGACTGTCATCCGCGTCCGTTTGCGAATGTAAAACCTGAATAATCTGCTGCTCAACAATTGCAAGACGCTCGATTATATCGAGCAGCAAAGTGTTTGTGCTTCTCTCCAGGCCATTTGGAGGCATTTCCGCCAGCGCCATTCCCAGAGAACTCATAAAATCAGGCCGTGGTAGTCCCGTCGTCAGCCGTCAATGTGTCTCGTGCGGGATCACCACAGGAGCCGCCGCTTGAGCTGCGGGCTGGGGTACCGCAGCGGTGAGGGTCTGCCCGATCGAGGTAAGGGCAGACCCGACCGTAGCAACTGCCGCCGTGTGCGACATGCCGCCAGTTTTGAGGGTCTCAATGCTCTGGAGAACCTCGTCCAGGATGGACAAGAAAGGCCCCGCCAAAGTCGCGACCGGAGCCGCGGCGGGAACTATGGCACCGATGACCGTGCCGAAGATCGGCAAAATGCCTTCCAATTGCTGCACCACGCTTTCGATTTCTTGAACCGTATCGCCCACGATGATCTCCTAGATTTTGGTCGCCCGCGGCGACGTTTCAGGATTGGTAGCGCAGAAGTGGTCGATGGACCGCATACTCAGGGCGTGCGACGCCTCGACGGCGTGGGCGAGCGCCTGCTCGGCGTAGACCGCGATACGGGCGTGCGACACGTTGGACCGCCGCTGCTCGTCGTACATGTCGTAGGCGCCGACGACGTTGGCCTCGAAATTCGTGTCGTCGTTGACGCTAGTCTGCTTGATACGCGACTCAAGCTCGTTGAGCTTGGCCGTGATCTCGTTGAACGAAGTGGTCACGGCGGCGCCCACCGCTGCCGCAATCGCTTGCGCAAGTGACTGGTCGATCGTGCCGCCCTGCACAGTGCCGGCCGGCTGAGTCGGGTCTGCCATTCTCGGTTCTCCTGGTTAAGCCGCGTTTGCTATGACCTTAGCGCTCGGCGTCGCCTCGGCTACTGCTGGCGTAGTGACGATCGCCTTGACATCGGGCATCGCCGCCACGGTCTTGATCTGCTCTTGCGGGCTGGCGCTATGGGACGCCATATAGGCTGCGTACACCGGCCCAAGAATGCCGGCAAGCACGGCTAGTCCGTCAGCGAGCTCACCAAGCCCATTCGTGATATGGTCGAGTGCCGCAGCGATGTGGGTTGAATCCTGCTGGGTAATCGCCCCAGCCGTGGCTAGCGCTCCCACCCCTCCGGCTGCAAAGCTGATACCATGGCGACCGATCGACTTCCATTGCGCCCAGGTCAGGTTTTGCACTCGCCCCTCCTATGCGGCCCGAACCAGCGTAGCCGCATTCGCCGCCGCCGTCTCGATCCGCTGCGCGTTGATCTCCGCATGGTTGACCCTGTTGAGCCAGCCGCGCTCGAACTTTACATCTTTCGGGTGTATCTGCACAAGCTGTTTGTAAAAGGTGTCCCGGTTCTCGGAAAGCTTCTGGATGAAGGCATGCATGTCCGGGATCGCCCGGATCGCCGCCATGGTGATTACACCTAGATGTCCGTCCGCCGAGACCCCCAATGTGCGCTGCAGGATGATAACGGCTTCGCGTTGCCCCATGTTCACCGACATGTCGAAGAACTCGTAGTCGAGCCCGTCAGGCAGCGAGTCGCAATAGGGCAACCAGTACTGCTGCTGGTAAAGCGCCCGCTTGGTCGCATCGGTTATGTTCCACACGTCGCCCGCGGGCGACTTGTGAAGCTTGCACCAAGCGTCGTACTCGCTCTGCGTGACGCCGTCGCAAGTGCGGCCGCCCGAGTCGTCCGGATCGTCATCCTTGCCCTTCTCGTCGACGAGCACAAATTGGTACGACTGCTCGAAATTCTGGAACATCAACCCCTCGCGGCTCTAGGCATGCCGGCGTGCATGCGATCCTGGTGAATGGCGCCTGGCGGCTTTTGCCCCTGCGGACGCGGCCCTGCGGGAACGGCCCCCTGTCGAGGCTGACCGCCCCCGCCGCCCGACTGGCCACCCGCCATGAGCTGCTGTTGCTGCATCTGCATGGCCTGCTGCTTCTGCTGCATTTGCATCTGGTGCCGCATCATGTGCTCGCGGATCGTACCGTGCAAGTCGCCGCTCTGCTGGAGCGCTTGCGCGTGCGCCTGCATGTGAGCCGCATCGTCATCCATCGGATGAGCATAAAGCGAAAAACCCGATTCGAGGAGCGTGTTCTCGAACTCGGGTTCAAGCGTCAGCTTCTTGCGAATGTCCGTGAATATCTGCGGCGCCAACCGCGGGCCAAACAAGTTCTCGATAAACTGCACCATGACGGGCGCAAGCTGCAATTCGTATCCCGGATATTTCTGCGGCGGAATACCGTTGAGCATATTCATGCCCGCCATCTGCATCTGAAGCTGCTGCGCGGACCGCGCAGCCTCGACACCAAACCAGCGGAATTCGAACCGACGATCCATCTGGACCGGCTCGATCCGCTCCATCTCGGCCCGCACGCCCATCTCGCCGAAGGCCCGGATCGTAATTACCTTGTCCCGATACTGGTGATCGAGCCAGATCATCCATTGCAGGAGCGGCGTGAGGATTTCCCCTTCCAGCGTCGTCACCGCATCGGCAGTCGTCAGGATATCAACCTGCTGCTCGTTAGCAATCTGCGCCTGATTAGGTTTCTTGCCCGGCGCCATCACCTGCTGCGGCATCATGGCCGGGTTGACTCCAAGCGTCTGAAAAATCTGATCCTTGGAAGCATTCACGAGTGCGAACGCTTCTTTCCAAAGCTGGGGGAACTGAGCAAATTGCGTAGTCTGCGGGTTGGTTTCCCAGATCGCCGCGACGTTGAGCACCATCGAGCCCACGCGCGGGTTCTTTTCCGGATCGGTCATGATAATTGGCATAAGTGCGTAAGCGGCCGAGTCCCATCCCATGTTCACCGCGTCATTGGCGGCGTACTGCATGGTATCGACGAACTTGACTTTCGACAATCCCTTGAACGAACCGTCGATCTTCTCAACAGGCGCCGACAATATGGGCACCTTGTCGCACCAGTACGGATTACGCTTGGCCGACAGAATTTGTTCCTCTCCGCCATAATAAACCCGGCAGATGCGCCGCTCCCCTTTGACGTTGAGCTTGGTCCAGGTCTCGTACACGAGTGCGGAAGTCTTGTTGCCGTCCGACTTGATGCCGGCCGCATCGACCATGTTCTTGCGCTTATTGATCGCGGCCTCGCGGTTCTTAGCCGACATGGCCTCAAGCAGCGCCTCGCCCTCTTCCTTGTCGATCTCGCCTTCGCGAATAAGCTGCCTGATCTTATCCTTGGACCAGCGTCGAATGATCGTCACGGAGCCGCCCACATCAAGCGCCCCTTCGATAGAAGATGCAGTCGGCGGCAACACCAGCACGTCCGCATCAGGCACGACCTCGATGCTCGGATACTCGTGAACGATCGTCTCTTCCTCGATGTCGTCGATTGGCTCCTCGCCCTCCAGCGGCAAAGCGTCGATCGTCGGCGCCTTGCTCACCCGCATGGCAACGTGTCGCTCATTGCGCGTCCAGCCGAGAACGACATTATACTGTCCCTCGATGTCGCCATTACGCACAAGCGCCGGCATGGCGCTGGTTCGCAGCCGACACTTGCGGATGTAGAACTCCAACAGCGACATGATGGCCTGCGGCTTGTCCTCGGACGCCGAGACCTCGATGTGCTTGCCCGACTGCGGGAATATCTGGTTGACAAAGCGCGTCTTGCGCGCGTTCACCGCGTCGTGGACAATAGGAACGAAAATCTTGGAATTGCCCGAGTAGAACTGATTAGGACCGAGCTGGCAATGGTATATGTCCCAATAATCCAACTGGGAATTGCCGCGCTCCCACTGATCCTGAAACCCGCGCTCGACAGTCTTGTAAATCTCAAGGCATCGCTTGCGAACGCCCTGATCGTCCTTCAACTCAGCCTTGCGATCCTCGGTCTGCAGAGGTTCCTCCAGGCCCTCGATTTCCTCCTCGTTCTCAGCCATGCCAATGAATGCCCCAAAAGACGAACGCGCCTGAGATCAATAGATACAAAATCGCGATCTGGTACAAGGTCATGTGATCGGACCTATCCCGCCCTGCCCGTTCTCAGGCGTCCAGAAATAAATCTGATTCATGGCGTTGTGCGGAAAGTACGGCTTGGCGATCGGTGCCGGGTTGGACTGCGTGCTGATCGGGTTCTGCTGCATGCTGTCCTGGCCGATC